AGTCATGTGTTTGCGCACCACCTGGAATTCATTAAACGAACGTGGCCTGACTGTGCCATTGTGCTGGTTCATCGCAGCAGTGATTCTTGCCTGGGTTGGTGGGTAAAGTGCGGACATTTCGACATCACCTATCCTGACTACAGTAAATACTACGACAATCTAAGACAAATGAGTCAGATCATTTCTGCACAGAATCAGGCAATTGAATCTGGCATGAATCAGTTAACAGGACCATTTGTTCAGAACAATCAAGAACTGGCACAGTTGTTGGGATTAGAACTGCCACCAGAGCAGTACGCACAAAACTATGCAGAATCAGACATAAAGGTAAAAGTAATATGAGAAGCAGTTGGGACGAAACTCGAGCAAAAAGTGCCTATCACTTTGATCCTGTGCTAAGGGATCCACGCTGGGACACAGTAACAGGACTAGGGCATATAACCCCGTGCTGGACAGAAGAACTCAAAGAAATTATTGACACAGCAAGACCGGCGACCTGGGCCAATCGCGGCTACAAAGGTCAAGGCGTAGAAGTGCCCAAACCTGACCTGGCAGCAGAAGAATATGATCTACAGCGTGTGGGCGCGGACCCTGACATGATCATCACTGACCTAAACTGGCAGATTCCTCCTGTGTTGAAAAAGATAACTGAGCTATTTGCACTGGATGACTGTATGGAACGTATTCATGTACAACAGCCAGGACAAGTGTGGAATCTACACATAGACAAACTGCAAAAATGGTGCCCAGAAGATCCTGATCGTGTGTTGCGAGTGTTTGTTCAACTCACAGACTGGCAGCCAGGACAGTTCTGGGAATACGGCAATCATCACTGGAATCAATGGCGTGCTGGAGATGTTACCACATTTGACTGGCAAAATCTTCCACACTCCACTGCCAATGCAGGACATCATCCCAGAGCAACATTTCAGCTCACAGGCGTAATCTCCCCTGCAACTGAGAAATTCCTAAAGGCCCTGCGTTCCACAACCAGCTATCAATTATGAAAACACTACTAATACTCACAGGCCCACAAGGCGCAGGCAACCATTTATGGTCAAAGATATTTGCTCTACATCCGCAGGTGCTGGGATGGCGTGCCTTGTTGGACACACACTGGATTGGTCATGATCAAGAGCCATTTGCTCAGGCCTGGGCAGATCCTGCCAGACTGAATGAAATGACCTGGCGGCAAGCAGACTGGTTTGTGACGTCCATGAGTGTGCCTTACATGCTTAATGGCACAGCCACAGTGCCCGACTTTAAAGGCTTTGTGCGTGGTGTGCAGAACCTAGGACACCGAGTGATTTTTGGCGTACTGGGCCGCGATCAAAACATTGTGCGTATGCAGCAGACTCGAGTGCGCGGTGCAGTGACCCTGGATCAGTCACTCAAAGAATTTGACAATCTGGCAGCACCTGTGTTCTTGAGTTATGAACTACTGCATCTTTATGGGCACAAGTATCTGGAATCCATTGGACGCCAATTAAATTTCCCCATTGCAACTACGGATCCCAGAATCACAGCCATACTAGCAGATGATACCAATGCCAAATACTTTGGCGCTGTTGGTGCTCAACCAACAGATCAACTAGCACAACACGCTTCAAGGAAACACACATGACCATTAGAGAAATATGAATATTAAAAATTATAAAATAATTGTTGTGTTGTTTCATGAGGGGCAGGGCGGAAATCATTTGGCCAACATCATTTCAACGTCAGACTACGTTGCAGATCGATTTGTGTCAGAAGATTATAAACAAGCACTAGTAGAATATTACGACTCGCCAGAAAAAAATGCACATGTTAAAGGTATTTCTAATGTAGGAGTTCATGACGTTGATGCATTAAAAAAATATATAAATAACAACAAAAAGCCTGTGGTCATTTGCGGGCATGTGCCTGAATTCTATTATGTACAGGGGTTTATAAAATCTCTAGGACCCATTGGTATTATTAATTTTGAAAATTATCATTTAAATGATGCAGTTTGCAAAAGAATAATCAATCTACATCATGGTTATTATGGTTATTCAGATCTAATAGAATGGGCATATCGTGATGATATTGTGAGTAAAACATTCGAAATTGACTACCAGGATATGTATACAACCAGTGCAAATAATTTATTTTGCAACGATTCTAGTGATTTTTTCACATCAATCAGTCATGATCTGGGATTAAACTTAGATATAGAATATTGTTTAAAATTGCACAAAAAATGGTTTGATAAAATCTCTTAGAGAAATAACACATGAATACACAAAAAATACTTATAATGGGCTTGCCCGGTTCGGGTAAAACTTATCTAGCCACAGCACTGAAAAAATACCTGGAAGATAACAGCAGTGTGAGAACCATGCCCATGTATCGAACCATAAACATGGAATCTATACCCAGTACATATCATTCTCAAGTGGATTGGTTCAATGCCGACGATGTTCGCAAAAGATTCAACGACTGGGATTTCAGTCGAGAAGGGCGCATACGTCAAAGTCTACGCATGGCCGAGTTTGCATTAAACTGCTCAGGCGACTATGTGATCTGCGACTTTGTGGCACCATTGGTAGAGATGCGTAATAATTTCAAAGCAGACTGGACCGTCTGGATAGACACCATTGACCGTGGACGCTTTGAAGATACCAACCAAGTGTTTGTACCACCAGAAGTTTATGATTTTCGAGTCACCGAACAAGACGCAGACAAATGGGCCGAATTTATTGGACAACACATTCTTGAAAATCGTCGCAGACCTCAATTTGACTGGAAACGAGAAACTGCATTGTTACTTGGTAGATATCAACCGTGGCACGACGGTCACCGTGCATTATTTGAACGTGCTATCGCCAAATCAGGTCAGGTAATTATCCAGGTGCGCGATTGTCAAGGATGGAACAAAAGTAACCCGTTTGAGTTTGATAAAGTTAAAAAATTTATTAGGCGTGACTTAGATCCCATCTATCAAGGACAATATGAAATAATGCTAGTTCCTAATATTACTGAAATAGTGTATGGCAGAGATGTGGGTTACAAGATCTCCCAGGAAACGTTTACGGACGAAATACATGCTATCTCTGCTACTAAAATTCGCAAAGAAATGGGATTAAAATAAATGTTAGGACGGTGGCACGATAAATAAACACATGAACTCATTTGTTTATCGTTGGACTAACATAACACTCAACAAAATCTATATAGGCTGGCACAAAGGCACAGAGGACGACGGATATGTTTGTTCGTCCGCGTCTACTCAGTTTTGGAGCGACTATAATAATCCGTCCTACAAGTGGCAACGAGAAATAATATTCAAAGGCACTATGCCCGAATGCCAGTTACTTGAATCTCAAATTTTGGATAGTCTTAACATTAAATCTGACAATATTTACAACAACAGAAACAATCTGATGTTTAATTTCAATGACGAAGTTCGTGCCAAGTTAAAAGCTGCTGCATTAAAACGTGGGGAGAATCCTGAATATTGCAACTTACAGGCAGAACGCACACGGGCACAATGGGCAGCTAATCCAGAACGCCGTATAATACAAAGTGAAAGAGCAAAACAACAAGTAATGACTAACGAGATAAAAGAAAAAATAAGATTAGCGAGAACAAATCAAGTTATTACTAAAGAGTCACGGTTAAAATCTTCCGCTACTATCAAAAATGCCCCTGACGTTGTATGCCCACATTGTAAGGCTACAGGTAGATACTTTGGAAGTATGAAAAAGAAACACTTTGATAACTGCGGTATTAAGTAAATCGGTCTCTAACCTAAACACACAACACAGTTCCAGACGGATAAATATCACATATGTTTATCTTGCAATACCTCCCGGACAGCCTGATCCTATGGTTCTGCAACATCCTGCTAGTAGCGGGTGTTGTGTTGACCGTCACAGCCTTTTTCATCAAAACACTCCCGTTTATCAATCAATATCGAATACCCGCACAAGTCCTGGGTATCGCACTCTTGATTGTGGGTGTGTATTTTCGTGGTGGACTTGCTGTGGAACAGACCTGGCGTGAGCGTGTGGCCGAGCTTGAAGCACAGATTGTGGTGGCCCAAGCCGCCTCCAAGGACGCCAATACAAAAATTGAAACCAGAGTCATAAAGAAAACTGAGTATATTACTCGTCGTGGACAAGACATTGTGCAGTTTGTGGATCGCGAAGTTGTCAAGTACGACAACACCTGTGTGATTCCTGCAC